AGAACGATTTCGTCCCTGACGACAAGAAGAAGAAGCAGAGAGAGGAAATGGAGCGTCAGGCCAAAGCTGCCTTGAATCGGAAAGCAGGTAAGGAAGCGCGCAAGAATGTGTTCCTTTCCGAACAGTTGCAGACCCAAATCCAGTTGGTCGTCGCCCGGGAAAACCGTGAGCGTCATACGATCCTTAAGGATTTTGAGTTTGCCTGTGGTGCACTCCGCCGCAAGGCTTTGAACATCGGTTTGGTCGGTGTGGAATTGAATCCAGGGCCCCCAAAGCAGATGCGACCGAACCAGATGTTGGCAAACCAGATAGCCCAAGCGCAGGCGGGTTTGAACGCCGCGCAGGCCCAAAATCAAGCCTTGCAAGCCCAGCTTGCCGCTGCCAACGCCCGGTTGGCAGTGGTCTTGCCCAATCTCGACATCGCACCAGTAAATGCTGCTGCCATGAATCCCATCTATGTGCACAGTTGGCTCACAAATGATGGTATGTGCGATGTTGTCCCCATTCGGGAGGTGTCCAATGGGGAACATCCAGAAATCAAGACTTTCATGGATGGAGGGGCATATGTCCCACGCACTCGGGACAGGCGACCAGCGCTGATGGCACTAGTGGCTTGGGCACTCACCTTTATTGCGTGTGAGCTCATCCGTCAATTCGTGGGTCCTTTTGCCATCAGGTGCGTCATGGACGCAATGACGTGCTTCACTGCATGTCATGTGTCGGCTTTATTGCTGACGAAGCGGGATCGCCGTGTCCTGTCTCTTCTCTCGATCATGGTCTCGACCACACAATGGTGGGTTGGTGGTCTTGACTATGTCGTGCATATTTTGGTGGCCACAGTCGCTGCCAATAGGAGGGAAGAGGCCTCGTTGTTGAAGATGTACCACGCCGTGACGTGTCCGGATGTGTGCCGTTACCTGTTTTTCGGAGGTGCGGTCGCATTGTGGGTCGCTAAGCGTGGCATCTACTACGAGGAGTTCGATGGAGGTTTCAACCGCGTTTGGCGTATGGTGTCTGTGTTCAATCGTGTAGACAACCATCAGGATGACATGCGGGGTTTCGTCGTACGAGACACCGGGCTAGTCAAGGCTCAACCGTGTATTTATGACGTCCGCATTGAGTTCTTGGACACGAGGACAGGTGCAATTTGCACCGATTTTGAAGACCAAGTGGATCTGAGGGCTGTTTTCGCTTCCTCACAGCCAGCGCTTGGCAACCCATACCAAGAAGCCAAGATGTCGGCTTTGAGAGAGAGCCGGCAGAGCGGTGTGAACCGTCCTGATATGGATGCGCACAATCCCGGCGGGCATTTGATGGTCTATGCAGCAATAGCATGCCATCATGGGTCGCGCTCGGGGGTCCTGTTAAACGAGGCCAGGGGCAAAATGTAGCCCGTTTGCTCTTTGGCTATGAACCAGGGGCTTATCGTTTGGAGATGAGGGATCCTCACCCAACGTTAAGCATAAAGGTAAAACAAAGGGATTGGGTGCGAAAACCATTAGCTTTTTGGGGCGCCATTGATTTGGTGGATCGTGACTTAGGTGTCCCGATCCTAGTCCCATATATGGCTGAAACGCAATCCCCGGCGAGCATGGTGAGCGCTTGCATACATCGGTTTGGTTCTCAATTGCCAAAACCAGATGGTCGCGCTCGGCAGCGGCTTTTATTGTTCGCTAAGGGGTTTATCAGGAAGTTCGAAGGGCTAAAGGACGGCGACATAATCGATTTTCCAACTTGGCTTGAGAGGACGTCGTATACAATGGCTCGCAAGAGACAGCTTGCCCGTGCTCACTTGAATGATGAGCTAGGTGATGTGGATTTCTTTGCGAGTAAAAGCTTCATCAAATGGGAGTTCTATGACAAGCCAAAGGTTGCTAGGGCAATCAATAGCTATTCCGACGAATCAAAGTGCATTTTGGGCCCGCTATTTCATGCGATTGACAAGAAAACTTTTTCGCATAAGTGGTTTATCAAGGGGACTGATCCACGCAAATGGGTTGAGTTACTCAACGAGAAATTTGGTGAAGGGCGTGTG